CTAAACCTTTTCTAATGAAGATAATTGCAGGAGCTTCATATTCTCCAACTGCATCACCTACCTTAACACGTAGCTTTCCAACTGACAGTAAGTGCTGATGGTCAAAGGTATGTGAGTGACCACCCATTTCATCACCAATATGCTCTAATTCAATCTGACGAATCCAAACATTAGAAACAATATTAATCTTGTCCTTCATGCTACACCTCTGTTATGTTAGTCACCCCTAGTGAAGTTAAGAAGTCTAAGTTAGGCGTTAGGTCGTCGTTCAGTACCACATCGTCACAAGTGATTACTTCACCTAACTCACCCTCATATTCTACTGAATATCTAGGCACTGACCACTTGCATACTTCTTCTACCGTCACAGGGTCACGAGTAGGGTCTTCAATTTTATTAAGTTGTTCAACAATAGCCTCACAGTCAATCTCAATTAGACCTGATTCTATCGGTGTGCCTTGTACAGTTAAAGCTAGGCACTCACCAGAGTACGTATTAATTGTATATTTAATATAGTGTCTCATTTTTATCTCCTTACGATACGGTCATGTACTTATATGCAAATCTGCCGTAAAAATTACTTTTTACCGAAGAACCATCCCTTTCGACACGCCAACCTGCTTGGTAGCTAGTACCGGGATACGATGCCACAGACTTCCCAGAGTTAGAGCCTACAATAGCCTCTAAATGTTGGCGTTCAGGATTAGACCAACCATTACCATTAACCTTAATATGCGGAGTAAAGTTCAATCCCGAAGAGTTCTGATATAAGGTTATAGAGTTGGATAGAAAAGTAGTAGTTGATGAATAAATAGTGACTGTACTTCCACCTGCAGCAGGTGTTGCCCAAGTTGCTGTTCCTGCTGATGAATACTTCAAGAATTGTCCTGAAGAGCCACCACTTGGAATGTGCTTGCTACCACTGCCTGTAGGATGAGAGTAGTTGTTAGCGCTTGTAGCAATACCGTCTAGTTTAGTGTTGTCTGCTGTAGTAAAGCTCTTCTCTGTCAAGCCATTGTTACCTACACTATAAGTAGTGTCTGTAAATACTGCGCCAGAAGGAACATTGGTCTGCACTTGAGAATCATCAACTTTTCCGTTTAGTTGTGTTTGAATAGATGATGTAACACCGTCTACATAATTTAACTCTGCTGTAGTGGCAGTACACCCATCTAATAGGTTTATTTCTGAAGCGGTTGATGTCACTCCGTCCAAGATATTAATTTCTGATGTAGATGATGTAACACCGTCTAACTTATTAATCTCTGCTGTAGTTGATGTAACACCATCTAAGATGTTTATTTCTGAAGCGGTTGATGTAACACCATCTAAGATGTTTATTTCCGCTGTAGTAGCTGTTACGCCATCTAGTAAGTTTAACTCAGCAGGTGTAGATGTGACAATAACACCATCAATCTCTAGGTCCGTTAAATCAGGTGAAATCTGAGCGCCACCATCTAACAGGTTATCAATAGTATCGAAGTTAGTATTTACTTTGCCACCCCACGTATTTTGAGATGCTCCAACTTCAGGTTTAGTTAATCCGTATGTACTTGTAGTAGCGTCAGCCATGTTTTACCTCTTTAAAATTTACCTTTCCACACTCTCAGTTTATCGAAATCACCACTGAGTAGCATCTTCTTAACAACGTCTTTTCTAGCTTCGACATCATCCCATTTAACGCCTAGTTTATCACAAACTTGCCTGAGTAGATGGATAGGTATGCTACCCGCTAATCTACTCTCACCGGTCTGTCCAAACCCACGTCTATTTATCTCTGCAACACGGTCTAAATAAGGTTGGTTTGAATAAGTGCTTTCGACAATAATCTTCTGTTTCTTCTCGTCAAAACTTACCTTTTCACCTATCTTCATTTCTGAGCCTTTTTAGGTGTTGCTTGCTTCTTTTTGGCAATAACTCTAAGTCTAAAGTCACGACCTGCTTCTTTATCCATCTTCTTAACAATATCGACCTCTTCCTTTGATGCGGTAACGATTTCGCCTTGATAATTAGTTTTTCCATTTAGGAAAATATTTGGTGTTAGGATTTCTACTTTCATATTTATCTCCTTAGTAAAAAGGGCAGTCAGACCGCCCCTTTTATTACATCTTAGCTAGTTGAACAATCTACAATCATTGCTGATGCAGCTTCGTTCTTACAAACAAGAGTAAGCTCAGTAAGCACTTGGCGCTTAGTTGAGTCACCTGTCTTCGCAAGAGCAGTGTTCTTAGTAGGACGTAATGCAGCACATGACCACATATCGTTCTGCATGATGAATACGTCACGACCACGGTTTTCACGAGTCGGAGTAAATTCAACAGTACCCCATGGAGTTACATAAACGTCTAATGACTTAACAACTTTCTTATCACCTGCTTGTACAGAAGAGCGTTGGTTGTTGTTACCTGTGAAACCTAATGCAATATTCATTTGGTATGCTGAAAGGTAAACTGAGTCAGGACGACCACCATTTTCCCAAATAGACTGCATCGCTGAATCGAAGTCTGCTTGAGTGAATGCTGTTTGTGCGCCATCTGTACGAGCATTAGTACCGTCACCTGCAGCATTTGCGCCACCTGTTCCTTTATTAGTGATGTTAGATGTCATCCAAGATGAAACACCTGCTAATTCACGAGCAACTGTTGCAGAACCTGCAACTCTAGCGTTGTTAGCGAATAAAGCCTTCTCGATGTCTAATTTTTGCTCTTTAGCAATCTTTAGAGTTTGGTAAGCCATTTCAGCAGAACGACCTGCTTTATCAAGACCTTCATCAGTATCAGGGATAGTTACAGCATTCTTAAAGATTTGCGTGTAGTTACCAAGACGAGATGTGCCTGTCATTGCATTAGCAACAGTATCGTCACCTTCAATGTGTTTGTTGTCTGCTGAAGCACGTAATGAGTCAGTCTGCCACTCATGGTAAGTGTTAGATGCTTTTACTTTTTTTAATGATGAATAGAATGGTGTCTCTTCAGGGGAAATGTTGTAGATTACGTTTTCCAAGTCCTCACGGATACCATTTGCGTCATAGCTATCAAATGTATTTGATGGTTGTGCCATGTTATTACTCCTTTATTAGGTATTTAAAATTAAACCAAGTGCGTCATTTATATCACCTGATTTTTGTAGTTTTGCCTTTTGGCGTTTACGAACTTTCGTAGCAGAATCATTAACTCTTTTAGCGCCCGCTTTAACGAGAGGTCTAGCTTTCTTAGTCTTAGCGACTGCCTTAGCCTTACCTGACATTATATCACGGTATTTCATAGCATCATGTAGCACCTGAATAGCACGATGGTCCATCACTTGCCCGATTTCATCGGGTGTGTAGCCATAGTGTTCACTTCCTACTTGTACTAATCTCTCCTTAATTTTGCTTGCTGTATTAGAGTTGGCAAATTCAGGAATCTTCTGTTGTAAGGTTTGCATCTCTTGCTTTAGATAAGTCTGTTTGGCAACTTTCTCAGCTTGTGTAGTCTGTTGACTAACTTGCTGCAATTGCGCCATCTGATTATCATAAGACACCTTACTCTCATCGTAGTTTAACTTTTGTTCCATGTAACCGATAGGGTCACTGTCGAAAAGCTCTCTCGATGGTGGAGTTGGTGCTTGTGCTACGCCTCCCTGTTGAAGCTGCTGATAAAGTTTATTTATCTGCTGTCGTTCGTTTAATAGAGCAGAATAGACTTGTTCAGCTTCTTTACGTTGCTGTGCAGCCTCTTGCATACCCTTTTGGACGTATTTCTGTCCGCTATAGCCTTGCTTTAGTTCATCAAGCGTTACTTCTACGTCATTCCCATCAACCTTGACAGTAATGTTAGAAGGCGCTTCTTGAACGGCATCCTCTACTTGGTCTTCGTATTCGTCCGCCTCTTCAACTTCATCTTCCGATTCTGCATCATAGTCTTCTTCCTCAGCTTCCGTATCCTCGACATCATCAGACTCAGCAGACTCTTCTACATCTGTAGCCTCATCTGTTATCTGAGATTCTTCTTCAGTTGTCTCAATTACTTCTTCTGTTGGAGCAATAATGCTCTCAATGGCAGATTCAATACTGCCGTCATTTTCTATAGTTTCAGTCGTTTCCACGGTGCTGTTTCCCCTATATATTTACTTACGTTTACGCTCACTAATCTTATGGTCGTCTATGACGCTATTCATGTGACTAGTTATGCTATCAAGCGCACGAACTATATCATGCGCATCATCACGCTCTTCCGTAGTGGAATGAGCATCCATGAAGACCAATACTTGCCTCTCCATGACTTCAGTAATAACGTCTTTAAAAGTGTCGTCATTCATCAATGTCTTTATTCTAGCAGATTTTTCCTTAATATTCATATACTTAGGTTAGAATCTTCCTCCTGTAACAGCCTGTGTTGGTTGCTGTTGTGGGTATCTTGGTTCGTTCTGCATTTGCTTAATTCTAGCTATGTCTACGCTTGTACCATGGTTGCCTAAAATCTTGGCAGCATCTACAAGTAAGTCTTGGTCCATTTGGTCTCTCTTACGGTCATCCTCTGAGATAGCCTTCTGTGCCTCAATCTCTAACTTCATCATATCTGTTTGAGCTTTAGCGTTTGCCTTGATTGTTTCAGCTTCTACAATTGCTTGTGCTTCAGGAGAAGGTTGTGGCTGACCTTGAGCTTGTTGCTGTTGAGCGATTAACTGTTGCTCTTGCTCAGGTGTCATAGGGTTAAAGTATCTATCAGTATTTCTAACACCTGCAAGGACTAACATATCAGCCAAAGTATTACGCATACCTGTCATCGTCACAAGACCATTGCTAGGTCCGTAAGCTTGCCAAATCTGCATCTGTGTTTGGAATGCTTGGTTGAGTGCTGCGTGCTTATTCTCTTCTTTTCCTGTGCCTAATCCAACATTTACTGTCACATCCATAGCATTGTTCCAAGAACGCGGGTCAATCGGTACATATTGTCCGTTTAAACGCATCATGGTCTCTTCACAGCTATTTTCTACTAGAAGGTTAAGCATTAACTTAAATAGACGCTTCATGCCACCCTCGGCAATATTTCGAGCTATTACTTCAATTTGACCTGCGCCTTGTTGAGCTGTTAGTTGTGCTGCGGTTGCTGTAGAGTTTGCCAAAGCATTAGGGTCTAATCCCATACTTGCTTTAGTTACACCTGTTTTAACCTGAATCTCATCATCTAAGTATTGCATTGCAACAAGTGTTTGACCTGCTACAAAAGGAATTGCGTTTGCTTGAATAGCGCCTTGTACCTTGACTCTTCTAATTGAGCCAATCTCGTTATTCATTATGTCATCCATGTTCACTTGACCTTCAACAACATCAATAGACGGGTTGTTTACAAGTGCTACGTTATCCATCATGCCACGTAACATAGCAGTAGATGAATCTTGGTCGTTCATAATTAGGTCGGCTATAGAGCGTCCAAAGAATGTATGTGGCTCAGGGTCAATCTCGAACACAGCAAAAGGTACATCACCCCATGGTTCAAAGTCTAGTAATTCTTTATTGCCACCACCTAATATAAAGCGGTGCATAGTTGCTTGTCCTGTTCCGTAGACATCCATCTTCATGTAAGCCTCTGTAACTTCTACAAGCTTCATTGAAGGGTCTTGCGAATGCTCTTCACCATCGTCTGAATAGCCATTACGTTCAAATGCTTCTGCGTCTGAGAATGTATCGTCTGTTGCGTTGCCTGATAATTCAGATACCACATCGAAGTCATAACCCATAGCCACTAAGTCACCAACACGCATTTCCGTCTTGTGGGCGACAACATAAGCGTCTTTCACACTCTTAGCGTTTCTATCCACAAAGAACTCTTCGGGTGGAACTGACTCAACACATAGCTTACCTGTATCTTTCTTATGGCTAATCTTTAACTCATACTTAGGCATTTCAACTTCCATGCCAAACGAATCCGCTGACATTTCCATCTCAGTAGATTGCTCGATTACCGTTACATTATCGTCATTAACAATAACAGACATCTCTTCTTCAGTAAGATTTGAGTATGTATGTATTGTTGCTTCTGAATAGTCTTCCCAATATACCTTTAATACGCCCGTTTTCTTCACTAGAGCGTCATGTATTGCATCATTAAGCAAAGTGTATCCGTTTAGCTCTTGGAAGCGGTAATGAGCATATTTGGTAGCTTGGTCAGCACTTGACACATCCTCTTGTGAGGTTGGTACATATTCAACAGGATTCTCTGATGATAAGAACACTCTCATAAGACTTGGCTTGATAGCACGGATAGTATCACGTACTTTAGTTGCTACAATCTTAGAGCGTCCCTCTTCCTCGCCAATATCTACTTCACCTTCAAAATAACGCTGTGCCTTAATGCGGTCTTCTGATATTTCACCTTCTACAAAGTCAACAGCCTCACTAACAGCATCACTTACAATGCCTTGGATGTCGTCTTCGCTCATTTGCTTTAATTCTGCCATGTTTTATCCTATTTTCCAAACAAGTTCATTAGACCTGTGCCGATATCGCCACCTTCTTTACCTGACTCAAACTGCACTGCTCTCTCTGCTCCTCTTGTAAATGCCCCTGTAAACTTACCAAGCTTATCCTGAATTGTACTCATTAGAGAGTTATCTACTAACGCTTTTCTGACAAAATCAGGGTCTTCTGATATTAGTAATTGTATCAAACTAGTTCTTTGTTCGTGAGACATTTCAGGTGTTAAATCTTTAACAATATTTGACACTAATCCTAGTGTAGCAGACGGGTCTCCTTGAGCAGCTCGTGTAGCTAATGCAAGGTATCCTGATGCCTGTTGTTGGTTAGATGTTGTTGTTCCACCTAACACTACATTCTTAGTGTTTAAAGCCTGACCTGAAATGTGTGCCTTCTCTAATAAATCTTCTATCTTCTCTTCAGGGAAAATAGTTCTCATCATAGAGTTTTCCTTCGTGCCTTCTTCAGCGACCTTTCTCATGTATGTTGGCTCTTTACTCCTATGACGTAGTGCGTTCATAGCACCCATTCTAAATGCTTTCAATACTTGAGAGTTTTCCACTGTAGGAGATACACCGATTAGGTTCTCCATATCTACAGCCAACTCATCAGAGGGCTTAGTTAACGCGCCTCGACCCATCTTATAAGCATCTCTCTGCCTTCTAATGTTTGATGCGTTCTGTCTTGTAGACTTTAGACGTGGTGAGAAATCATCTAATTGTTGTTTTAAAGATTTTTCTAGGTTGCTTAAAGGCTCGCCTAAAGCGCCCTTTCCTGAAGAATAAGCGCCACTTGTTGATTCTGATAAACTTCTACGCACAATCTCGGCATCTTCAAGTGTAGGCATTCTTACAATTTGCACTTCACCGTTATCGGCTATTTTGTAGAAAGGCACTAGACCTTTAGCCTGATAAATCTCACCTAGTAACTCTCTAGCGGATGGGAATCGTCTGATGGCATCCGCCACGGAATCTACAATCTCAGGCGTTAATTCCTGAGCATTGTCAAACGCACCTTTATATAATTTGCTCTCTTGCTTTTTAGCAATATCATCGCCAACTGTGTATGCTTTGTAAACATTTCCATCTACATTAGGTGTCATGCCTTCTTGCATATAGTCTTTTGCAGTCTCTCTAGTAGATAATACTCTGTCTTGCAATTTAGTATCAATCTTACCAACATCCTCACCTAAATCTGCTCTTAGTGATTTAAGCACAGCGTGTAGTGTTGCGTTATCAGCAACAATCTCACCGTTAGCAATTCCTCTTAATACATCGTCAGGGCTTCTTCCTGTAGTCTTAACCAATTCTTGCAATATAACAGAAATAGGCTCTACTGCCTTATTGCCCATCATCTCATTAGCTTTAGTTAATACTTTATTAGTTAGTGCGCCACCTGAACTGAGTAATGCTGTTGTTGTGCCTGAGAATACAGTTCCCATCGCTGCACCCATAGGAATCCTAGTTAAATCTTTAACAACATCTTCTTCACCTGTGCCGTAAGCTGCTAATGCACCCTCTGCTGCGCCACGCTTAATTACGGGTTTAGCTTTTTGCATGAAATTAGCACCCTTTTGCGCAACATTAGCCGTTCTACCTGTAAGGTAGGCTGTAACTCCCATCTCATCACCGGGTATCGGGGATAGATACGCTAATGCTGTTGGTGCAACCGCACCGAGTAATTCGTAAGAAATTGCTTCACCGGGGTAAGCCTCTTGATACGCATTAAGCTTATCCCTAATACCGTCTCTAATTTCTTCATAAGAGCTTGTCTCTACCATTGACCTTGCAAAAGCTTCAATTTCATCAGCAAAACCTAGTGTCACTCCTTGGAATCCTGAACGAACCTGAGCTTTTTCTACTGTAGGTTTAGTGTCTGTATAAATGTCTCTACTACTAATGCTGTCCATGTGTTCATTATCGACACCATCAATAATTGCTTGCTGTAATGCAGATAATCCCATTAGTTGCCCCTTGCTTTAATGAACGCCTCTTTCTGTACCATTGACAACTTATTCCACTGCTCTTTTGACACACCTTCCTTTTCATTGGAATTTAATGTTCCATAAGCCATTGTTCCTTCTAATGAGCTTAGATAGGCGCTTTGCTCTGGCGTAAACATAGGTTTGTTTTTCAATTCACGCATCTTAGTGTAATACTCAGGAAGAGTAAGTTGTTGCGACATAAATTGACTAGCAATGTTTGAACGCTCTATTTGTCTTCTTGCTGTTTCTTCAAGACTTGCTTGTAGGATTTGTCTCGCTTTAATGTTCATAGACGCAGCACCCGATGTTTCTAGTAGAACCTCAAAGTCCTTCTCAGTCATTACACCTTCACCTGCTTGTCTTAATCCTTTAGCAACCTTATTTAGGAGTCCATTGTATGCGTCCATAGCAGGAGAAAAGCCCGTTGGAATAAATCCACGTCCAATATCAGGCACTTCCTGTAGAACAGGGTTGTCGCCTAGCTTTCTTAACATTGCTAAATCTCTCAATGAGTTATCCGCTGAGTAACCACCTTGTATTTGAGTTTTTGCATCCGCAATTCCTGCCTTAATGAACTCCATGTTAGTTTTGTCACCCATGTTGATATTAACACCACCGCCACTAATAACACCTGCTGCTTTCATCGCAGCAAACTTTTCAGGGTCTGCTGTAAATAAATCAATCTTCTCTTGTAATGCTGACACCGGTTTGAACGCTAAACTGTAAGCAGTCTTGCCATCCATAACGCCACTCTTTACCAACTCTGCTAAATCTGTTCTACCCATCTTTATCAATGCTTCTGCTGTAGCATTTCCCTTCTTCCTAGAACGAATAGATTTAATCTTATTTTCCATTGACGTAGCAATACTAGCATCGGGATTAAGTCTCATTGAGTTAAGAGCAATAGTAATACGAGCCATGCGCTCTTCGTCACCAAAGAAGTCACCTGCTTTATCGAAAACGCCCGGCTCTTCTGTCGGTGTTTGCTGTTCTGTAATTTGTTGCTGAGGAACATTTACGTGTGGATTACCACCAATTGTCATGGCAGGGTCTGTCATCAGACTTGGGTCTTGATTTTTAAAACCTAGTAAATCTAACTTATCATCTTCCATGTTGAATAATCCTGACAGACTATTGCTAATATTATTTATCAAACTCATTTAAGTCTCCTAAAACCTAATTGTTAGAACAAAGACTGTAAGCCTTCTCTAATTTTTTTACGCCAATCTTCCTTTTCATCATCCATGCCCATATCTTGCTCTGCAAGCATTCTGTTTTGAGTAGAGAACATATCTGTGCCGTAATCTTGTGTTGCATTGTACATATCAAGTAAGCCCGGATTTGTATCCGATGGAGCGAATAGTTTACCCATAGCCTGTGTGTCAGCAGACATCATGCCTTCACCTGCTACATTAGTATCTTTAACGATAGGTCTTATCTGAGGCTTCTGCAACGAAGCTTGACCCATACCTAAGTTAGGCTGTGTCTGTTGAGGTTGCATAAAAGACTGAAAGATAGAGTCAAACTCATCATCTGACAAGCCACCCTTCGCTTGAGCGCCTTCTAATATTTGTTGTAGGTAGCTCACTACTTACCACCCATCATACTTCCTGCAAGCGTCAGATAATCAAATAGACCCGGGTCTTTAGTATTCGTTTGTGTTTGACCTGATTGAGTAACACCTAGTGCTTGATTTAAGTAACCTAGTCCTGTAGCAGGTGCGCCTGTCATGCCACCGAATTGACCTTTAGCAGCATCAATAAGAGCTTGTTCTAATGCTTGTTGTTGCGTGCCTTGTCTCGCTAAGTTATTAGTAACTTCCTGACCCATGCCGAAGCCTAGGTTAGATAAACTACCCAACTGACCTGCTGCTCCCTGTCTATTCTGAGAGCCTTGTAAACCTGCTGATTGGTTAGCTAATGCTGCTTGCATTTGATTCGATATATCAAATTGGTTAGCTCTTTGGTTAGCTTGGTAAGCCTCGAAGTTCTTAGTTGCATCATACTGACTTGCTGATTGGTTTGCTAAATCAGCTTGCATTCCTGTGCCAATATCAAATTGAGATGCCTGTTGGTTTGCTAGTCCTGCTTGCATTCTGTTTGCTATATCACCCTGTGCGAGTGATGTTGCCCTATCAAATCCACCTTGTCTAAGACCTGCTGAAGATTGAGCTAGTTGTGATGCCACATCTCTTCCCATCTCTCCCATAGCAATACCATGACGAGAGCCACCGAATGCTTTACCTGCTTGAGCTTGTGCGCCCAACATATCTAAACCTTGGTTAGCGCCTCTAAGAATATCAGCTTCATTTGCATCAATTACTTGTTGAGTATAAGGATTCATATAGGCACTCAAGTCTGTACTTGCTACCTGACCTGCCTGTACTGTAGAGCTTTGACCGGTAGGAGCTACCATAGGACTTGTTCCACCATAACCTATGGTAGCACTGTTACCGATGTTTCCAACCATGTTAGGCTGATAGCCAAGCTCACCGGTTGTTGCTAATATAGAGTTATTTATTCCCGTTGCTGCTGTTTGGTTAATATTTGAACCAATTGGTGATTGTATTTGATTGTTTCCTGGTCCTGCCATAATCTACCCCTGATTCCTTGGTCCATACAGGGCATCGTACTGAGCTTGCTGTTGTGGATTCCTAGATGCTAGTTCTGCTTTTGCTTGTTCAAATAGTGGTGCTGATGAGTAACCTTTCATTCCACCGGCAAAAGTTTGAGCTTGTGGCATGCCTTCAAATGCTTGCATTCCTTGTGGAGCTAGACCAAATGCTTGTGCTGCTCCGATGTTAGATTGTGCTGCTGCTGTCTGCGTAGGATTGAAAGCTGCGACATCAGGACCGTAATAAGGCTGATAGCCGATTCTTTGAACATCCTCTGCTCTTGCTAAGTTCCTGACTGAAGGCTCTTTTAGCCAATCAGGTATCTCTGTCTTTTGTGTTGTGCTTCCGCCTTTTCCACCGCTCATCTTAAAACTCCTTTCCTAATGTTACAAGTTGTTCTTTCCAACCAAATTCTTTTAATGCTTTTTTCCATCCCGGTCTACCTGCTAGACTCATTCCGACACAGCCTTGGGCTTTACCCCATTTTACCGCATCTTCGTGCATGTCAGTAATTTGCTCAAGTTTCCCACCTGCCAAGAAGACGTGTAGCACTTTCTTGTTAGGATACACGACTATCTCAGTTACTGCACACCCTTTTGGACCTGACCAAAGTTGCATATTGCCACTGATAACACCATCAACTATGTGAATAAAGCTATGAGTGTTTCCACCTTTATCTAAAGCAGACTCAATCCACTCTCTACATCTAATTAACTCTTCATGTGTACTCATGGGTCAAGTTTAATCTTAACCCATTGACCGTTCTTAGATACCACAGGACACTCATTAACCGCATCCCACATTAAAATACCATCCTCTGATGCTGATTGCGTACTATCCTTGTATCTTAATTTATCTCTAGTTCTCATCAGAAATGAGTTCATTCTTTCACCCCAATTCTTCCAATCTGCTCCTAATGGAGGTGGTGGAGTTGGTATCATCGTTTTCCACCTATTCTTGCTTCAATTCTCATAGTACCTGCACGCCAACAAGCAAGACCATTGCCTTCAACTCTCATTCTAATTTGTCGTCCTGTAAACCGAACATCTGTAGGATTTGTTAATACATACGGACCATGTGATGATTCAGCAGCATTAGGGTAATTCCTTGTCTTGAATGTTATGCTAACTTCGCCTTGTATTCTCTCGTCAGGTATAAGGCTAGTTACTTTCATTAGATTGTCGCCATTTCCTAAACTAATAGGACCTGTCTCAGCAAACGGTGATAAAGTACCATGTTGAAAACCGGACTCTTGATTGTATAAGTCTGCATCTGAGTCAGCCCAAATAGGAGTATCAAATGTACCTCTATCAATTCCGGCAGTTCTTTCTAGTTTACCTACGTTCCAATGACCTTCTTTATAGTCATAAGATACGTATGTATCATTCTCTATCGCTCCGTCAGATGGATAAAACCACCATATCTCACCAAATTGAGAGTTATGTACTGCAAATGCTTTACTAATTTGATTTCGGTTTATATCACAGAAGATGTAATCAATAACATCACACTTTACCTCTTTAGCTACTGAGCCATCGAACATAAAGAAGCCTTTAGCGCCCATCCAAAAAGCACCCTCATCAATTGCTACTGCTGATTTACGGGAGATAATGCCACAAGCTGTGCCGACACGCTCAAAACCATATACAAACGGTGGTCCTGAGTAAGTGGCAATATGAGCATCAGTATCTGTCAGGATAAGAGTTCTACCTCTCATTCGTAAACCACACATAATCTGCCCGGTTGTCTGTAATTCAAAGTCACCTGCCTCATTTGTGGCTAACGGTGTCCAAGTTGTATTGTCTTCTCTGTCACACCAAGCTACCAATCGTGGATTGCTGCTTGCTCCTAAAGCAAAAACAAAACGCTCTTCTGTTACTACCATTCCTTTATTGCCGGTTGGAGCGCCTGATAAAGCTGTTGGCAGGGTTGCTGTATTTAGCGTCCACTCGTATATCTTTCCGTCTTTAGACGAACAAGCAAGTAAATTCTCACCCCAATTGTCTATTGACCAAGTAGTAGCCTCTTGGTATATTCCTGATGATGTTCTAGCAATACCATAGTTATCTGTACCGTAGAAATCTCCGCCATAAGATAAGTTCACTGTTGCATCTTCATGTCCAACTGCTAGACCCGTAGGTGTAATATCAGCCACTGTTCCTGACGCATTAATATAATGAAGTTTTGCGTGAGTTGCAATTGCAAGGTTAGAACTTGATGTGTTATCAATCCAAGCTAACATCCCTCTTGGAGCTGATGCTGAGGCTGTAGCAACTCTCTCACTCCAACCACCCACCGGTCTCATTGAGCCATCATGCCATCTTACTAAGTTAGCATCTCTCCATCTATTAGACGCTTCAAAATCTGTACCGTTACGGTAAATTCCGGGTTGTAAATCTAGTGGTATTAAACTCATGCTGCTATTGTTGTCCAAGTGTCTGTTGATTCAGGAATATCTGCCCATGTGTCTGTGCTTTCTGCAACTACACTCCAAGAGGTAGTGCTATTAATAATATCTTCCCACTTCTCTCTACCTATTGTTATAGTGACCGATACACCGTCCGATACTGCACTAGATTGTTGAACTCTATTGCATATAGCTGTAACTATAGAATCTTCTTGAGTCTCGGCACTTCCATTATAGATAACCTGTGCTTTTGCAATTACTTGACCTGTAGCAGTAAGCTGACCTGCCGTAAGATGAATCTTCTCAGCATTAACCAAATATCCAGAAGTAACAACAGATGATGCACTAGACTCTCTAACTCTAATAGAATCCGATATAGTGGACGAAGTTGCAACAATATCTGACTCAGCATTAACTATCTTGCTTGATACTGCAAATATTACAGTGTCGCCCATTGTGATAGAGCCTGACTCTCTTATTCTATAAGAATCAGCACTTGAGGTTGAGTCCGCAACAACGGTTAATGAACCGTCCTCTAGGTCGGCTGTGGAATACTTCGCTCTATTGTATTTCCACTGGTTGTATAACATTTTAGTTCAGAGTAATATCTAAGTCCGCATTCGGAATACGGAACACGTCACCTGAATCAATAGTCTTTGCAGTTGTCAATGTCGCATAAGCCATCAAGTTACCTGATGTTGCTGCATCGAACACTCCAACGTGCGTCACCGTACCCCAGTTATTAGTGGCAGTTGCCCACTCTAGTGCTGCATTGTTTGATGTGGTGTTTCCTGCAGTAGTAAATGCTACTGTCTGACGAGCGTAAGCTCCACCTGATAATTCTGTACCGCCACCTGTCTCACCGGGTGCTGCTGTGTATAAAGCCACATATAACGTAGATGGAGCTGAGTAAGCCGAACCTGCAAATACGTGGTCTAAGATTTCTGTTTCTAAAAAGTTTGTAAATGACATTATCCTTGTCCTCTTATTTTAAGTTTTAAGCCTGAGCCACTAAATCTAGCATTCTCAGATACTTCGTTTAATCGTGCAACGGAAGCGCTATACATCTGCGCCCAAATTGCAACTCTCTCATCTTCGCCTAGATACGGTGCTGAATGTAGTAGTGTGCCATAAAGGTACACATCAGGTGCTTCTAGTAAAAGCCAATTATTAGCATTACTTGAACTAAGAGCTGTTGTCTTAGCGTAGTAAAGCAATTCTGTGTTTGTTTCAGCAGAAGGTGTTGGGTAGAACTGAAATTGACCGTCTGCGTGTGTGTAATGTGTTGCTGTTCCTGAGGCATCATTATTAGATGCTCTCTTGTCTGCCATAGCTGACCTAGAGATTAAATCAAGAGGTGATGTTCCGTTGTCTGTGACGTGGAATCTAATAGTCTCCATCCAATCAGTAGGTATCTGTGAATATTCATCTCCACCTGACTGTTGACCACTAGCGCGTTTCTCCATCTTCCAATGACGAATGTCTCTGTTAATCTGAGATTCAGCTAATGCAATGAAGTTATCAATAGCCGATGATAAGTCATCTCTATTAAGAAAGTCCGCTACTGCGGATTTAAGAGTTGCGTACGTGTTTATAGCCATAATTTCATTATATCCCTATTTGATTGAGGTTGGAGGGTTATTGTTGTACTTGAGTATATGGTCAACATAATCTGCTTCGCTACCTGTCCAATTATCTTGTTTACGCCAACGATTTATCTGCTTTTGTGACGGAGTATTACTATTAAATTTTTGGTATCTGTTCTTATAAGCAGACTTCATGCCTTTCTTTATAATTGCATCAGTGAAATGCTCTAATGAGTCTTTTCCGCCTTCGTGCTTAGTGATAGCCTTAATCATCTTGTACATATTCTCATCAGACAATTTGGTTGTAGCAGATATACCGACATCTCTAGCCACGTCCTTGATGTATGACTTAGTGTCGTTCTCTTTGCCGTTTGGAGCGTACTTATTAAGAATCTTAGTGATTGTATCAAGTCCACGCTTACGTTTGTTTGTTAGGTCTCTAGTCAATGCTCTGATGCCGTTCTCAGGCTTATCAAATACAACAAAGCTACCTTCGGCTACAGTTCCACCTGACTCTGTACCTGTCATGCCGTTCCACTTAATGCCAAAGTCTTTAATGTTGCCCGGATTGTTACTACGAACATTACGTACTACTTTAGGTTTTTTAACGCCATCAAGAACGCCATTCATAGGAATTTCATCTTCAGCTTGTGATTCTGCACCACCTGCTAATAGACCACCTGTAGGTATAGCAACCGCTGCCTTATTAGGCTTGGCTACTGATGTAGCTCCATACATTGATTGACCCTTATTAACATTGGCTTTTAATCCAGGAGTTATGTCTATGTAGTTAATTTCTGTCGGGTTTGGAACTTTATCACCGCCATATTTCGTTGAAAAATCAGTAAATTCAATCTTTGTCTTGCCTGTATTAGACTGATTCTGTTTAGCAAACTTCTTAGCAAAGCCCGGTAGTTTCTTATCGTACATATTTTCGTACAACTCTCTGTATCTTTCTGAGTATAAGCCTACTTGCTGTTGTGAGTTAGTCCAAGCAACTCTATCGTAGTCACCTTCTGAAGCAATCTTCATAGCACGCTTAAATGCCATCTCCTGCCACTTGTCATTTTTCAGAGGAGCGTCAGGAACAGTTCCCATAAGGGCAAGTTTTTCTTTTTCTATCTCATCAATCCTTTTTAATATTCTTGGGGTTACATCATTGAAACCTGGGTTATTTTCCTTAGCAACTGCGTATTCACGCTTCAAGTTATCAGCCTCTGTTCCCAACTTCATAATCTTGCGTTCATTCTCTTTGGTTGAATAACCACCCTTTCGTCCTGACTGATGCCAATCAGATTGTAGCTCTTCAATGAACAATACTTTGTTGCCATCTATGTCAGTTCTATCGGATACACGCAAATGTCCTACTACGTTGTCTTCATCAAAATGTCCGCCTCTATAATCTTCACCACTTAAAGACTTAGATGTTATAGGAATCTCTCTGTAAGTATTTACATCAAGACCTTTTTGTGTAAAGTCAGAGTATTTAGTCTGTGAATCAGTGCCGTATCCTATGTCATTATCATAAGCATATTCTCTAATTTGTACGTTAGCCTCATTGATACTATAAACAGGTTGACCGCCATTAAGATAGTCTCCATCAGGGTCTCGGATTGTTATCCCTATGTCTTCATTACCTGTTGCAGTAAAGTTGTGTCCATCAGTACCTGTGTTCCACTCATAAAAAGGATTCTCTGCATAATCTGCCTCAGCAATGTCATACGTAATGTCATCTATATCAAAATCTAAGTCATCTATATCACCGTCATCTATCTTTTTACCAATCTGACCTGCCCAATCGTCTACGTAACCATCAGTAGTTCCTCTTTTGTTCTGAAGTTCAATCAAATCTTGTTCGAAGCTTTTTTCTAGTTTTTTTAGAGATTGTTCTTTTGAATAATATGAGGAGTCTTCGACCGATAGGTTGTTATCATTAATATATTTATTAACATTTTCAACCATATTTGCTGAATCCTCATGAAGTACACGGTCTAGTTCACGTTGCTTAATCTTTGCATCGTCAATATACATATCAATCGTTTTAGGGTACTTCTCTGGGTCAGATTTATGTAGATGTTCAAACAACCTATTCATCTCAAATTCGTCACTAGAGTTCAATTCATACTTTATGTCTTCAGCACGATTATAGATATAATCAGTATCATCAAGAACAGTCACATTTCCACCGTCTGCTCCTTCATACCAAGCAGGGTCATCTAATTGAGTTTCATTTAGTTGGTCTCCTCCTGCATCTGAACTTCCCAGATGTTGTGTCTCGTCTAGCTGAGTCTTGTTTTTACTGATGTGATTAAGAAGACCCGTCTTAGTTACACGCTCATCCTTTGTTTTAGCATTCGATAAGTAGTCAAGAATGCCTGTCTCTTTCATCTCATCTACAGTTACACCGTTCTTTTGCATGAACTGTCTAATGTGGTCAGGATGATTAGTCTCTTGCTTTAATTTGTTTACTACGTTCTCTGACTCTGAATAGAAACCTAGTTCATCAATCTGTGTTCTTGCATCAACACCGGGCTTAACCATACTCTTTCTAAGCGTCTGTTCGGTCTCAACACCGGGTATCTTACCTGCCATAGTCTCTGCTTTATTTGCAATATCGCCTAACTCTTCTAGTATCTTAGCCTTTAGATTTGGGTTGTTCTTGATGGCTTGATAACCTACGATAGCAGCATCAAATGGCGCACCTAATAATCCTTCCTCTAAGAAGTTTTTACCGTATGTTTTTAATTTCTCTAATGAACTAGACTCATCATTAGTGTCTGCCATCAAGTATTCAGTGAATGCGTTACGGTATTCTGTATCCTGAATCATTGTTGATAAGTTGCCCTCTGTAGGGTCTGTAGTAGCTGTACCACCAAATATAGCACCTACATACTTCACAAGGTTAGGAGCTTGACCTAATAGCTTTACTCCTGCTGTTGCTCCGCCTAAGTATGAACCTGCAACCTCTACACCTTCACCAAGCATAGGGTAGTTATAGTTAGGTTTGCTAGGGGTTAGTATCTCTCCGTCATTCTCATCAAAATACTCTTCCCCTAAAGCTACATTACCTACAGTCTTTCCAAGTTTTACTGCATTTCCAACACCCCGTGAATAAGCACCGGGTATAGCACTTAAAACATCTTCAGTGCCTCTATTCAATACATTGTTAGCTAGAACCTCATCGCCACGCTTCATAGTTTCCCAAGCATCTGATGCTGAATCTTTTATATTGCCGTAAATGTCTGTAGCAAGTGGACCTAGAACATCTCCAACTGTATCGATAGCATCTGAACCAAACTGTTTAGCCGTATCTATACCTTGATTGATATTGAAGTTTGTTTCGGCATTCTCATTCCAAAACTTAGTAGCATTAGGGTTAGGTGTAAATGTAGGCTTAACTTCAGGCTCAGGAATAACATTAGGTGTAGTTCCGTTTAATGCGTTCATTTCTGTCATTGGGTCGTAACCAAGTCTGCTGATATTAGCTTCTTTAGCTGAACTATCCCATTGGAATCTGTTTGCTTTGTCTAGTGCTTGGTCAACGCCTTGCTCATAAGCATTAGCATCGGGAATGATATTGCCAAATGAGTCTCTGTCTGAAAGGTTCATAGTTGAGCGATGCTCTTCTAATATGTCACTCATACCGAAAGAACCCATAGCTTTCTCAAACTGTAAGTCAGTTAGTGCCTTGCCTTCTTTCTTAAACATTGCCATCATTTCCATTGCTTTAGATGGGTCTACGTTTGGTGTTAGGTCTTTGAATGTTCCTGTATCTCTCTGTGCTATTCTCTCACCGCCTTGGTAACTACTCATAAGGTTACGAGCATCATCAAAGTTAGTTTGTTCAGGTAGCCATGGTGCGATACTGCCTCTATTATCTTGCGCTACTGACTCTACTGCGTCACGAGGTCGTAACGAAGTCGTAGGTGCTTGCTGTCTACTCCAAGTCTGATTGTCGCCTAATGAGCCGTAAGCTCCTTCAGGTATTTGTTGACCTTGACCTTGTGAATAAGACTGACCTATTGGACCTAAGTATTCTGTTGGTTCAGGTGTTGGTATGTTGAATGATGATGCCTTTCTATGACCTTCAATAAGAGGTGTTCTTGGGTCTGCTTGGTAAACATTGCCTTGACCATCATATCTAGTCTCTCTACTTGATGGAGCATGAATAGCATTGAATCTGTCGTGTTCTTCTTGTGGAACTCTATTAACGCCCGGTTGATTCATTAAGTCAGGAGTAGGTTGTGCCTTTGGAGCTACATTCTGTGGCGTAAACTGCTCACCACTGTAGTAATTGTCTCCATAGTTAAGCAATGAAGGTTCTTCAGGTACGTCAAATCTCTGGGTAGATACTTCTTGTCTAGCTGTTGTGTGTCCTTGAGCTAAAGGAGCTTCAACTCGTGACTGATAAGCATTGCCTTCAGTATCGAATCTTATCTCCCAATTATCTTGAGTTGGGTCATAGACTGTGCCACCACCTGTAGAAGATACACCTGATTGACCTAATAAACCGTCTAATAAACCCATACTACTCTTCCTTAAATTGTTGGTAATTTAACATGTCTTCTTCTGTCATGGGAGAGCCGTCAGGATTTAAACCTAACATGTACATCTCTTCTTCGTGAGAAACGATGCTATCTGATGGGGATAATAAAGATAATAATCCTAAGCGCGGAAGTGCGTAGCGGACAAGTGGAGTAGGACCTGTTTTGAGCATTTTAGGTGTGAAAGCCTTTGCCGGTCTCCATCCTGTAATACCCTTGCCTATCTGACTCTTTGATTCTTTTGTAATTTGCGAGGCATCGTCTTTAATTAAATCCCATAAGGACATAGACCTCTCAGTAGGGGTGTAACCTTTGTTCCACCAATCCGATAATCCCATATAAATCCATAAATAGTGACAAATATATGGCGTTATCTTACCATATCAAACAATTCCTTTTACGTTTCTTTTCAAGGGCTTACCCCATGTCTCGGTCATAGGTCTATAGCCGATTGCTAAATACCTGAATGCATCAGCGCCATGTGAACTCCAATCATGTCTAGGTCTTGAGCGCCAAGTCTTACCATTCTCATCATAATCACGGGAATAGTTAATCAGACAGTCAATACCCTTCTCGCACTTCTTAGAATCAAACCAACATCTATCCAACATTGAACGAACTGCCTGAATACCATCATCAACCATAAGCATAGGAGCTATCTCTACGTTCCTAATACCTAGGCTATCTAATACCTCAAGCCGTGACTTACCTGAGCCTAGTTCTCTAACTCTAACGTCATGTGGCAAGATGTGTTGGTCGTATATGTAACCTTTCTCTTGTAGCACTCTAGCATAGTGGTCTAATCCTACGCCTGATGCTTCGTAATAATCAATGATGTGTATCTCTGTGCCGATATATTGTGCAAACCAAATAGCTGTTGAATCACCTACGCCTAAATCCCAACTTGTTATTACAGGCTTATCTCGGCTATATCTAACCTTACCTATTCTGTCTTCTTCTCTAGCTCTACGCATCTCAGTCGTATAGTAAGAGCCTTCACTGAATACTAAGAATCCGCCTTCCCAAATATGGTCATACATATCAGGACGCTTGGCTTTATCTTCTAACCTCTGTTCTTCCAACACTTCAGGAAACCATGGATTGTCATTGTAATTGATTTCGCATATCTTAGAATTATCGGGCGTATTAATTCTAAAGCGTTCATGTGTTGCGCTGTACTTGGATTCAGGATTATAGGAAATCCACACTTCGCTGCCTTCCTCTCTCACGGTAGGCAGGAGCTTCATAAATGCCATTTCGGACACTCCTTCGGCTTCATCCACCCACGCTAATAAGATACGAGCCTTTGACTTGATAGCATCTAGTGAGCGTCTTAGACCAACAAACGTATATGAGATACGACCATCTTTAGACCTGATGTATTTCTCACCAACGTCATAGTAAGCCTCTAGCCAAGGCAATGAACGTATAGCAGTCTTGATTTCCTCTAGTGATGAGTCCTCTAATGAGTTCATAAACTCACGACCACATAGTATCTGTCCACTCTTACCGCTTCTGCCCCACTCATAACCACGTACAGCAGTCATTAGTGCAAAGGTTCTTGTCTTGCCTGAACCACGTCCACCATAAGCAATGCGATACCTAGCATCACCTGTGAATATAGGCTTTAGCTTAGGAGGTACGTTAATCTGTGCTTTCTTCTTCTTCGTAGTCATCTTCACCGTAGGCAACAATCTCAATTACTGTTGGTTGCATTGAGCCATCGCTTGATTTAAGGTCTGTTTCAGTCTTAGCAATCATGCCATGATTAACTCCCAATATAAGGGTTGCAGTCTTCTCTTTTAATAGACCGCTTAAAGCGCCATTGATAAGAGTTCTGCCCTGTTTTGTTATTAAACCCCTAACCGTGTCGGAAAATTCAGGGTAATGTTTCTCCCATTCGTAGATAGTATCCCTGTCAACACCTAGCACACCCGCCAAGCCTTCAACCATAGGTATGACATCTTCATACTTAGTATCGTAGTTCTTTATATAGTCCTTTGCTAACTCACAAGTCTTATCGTTGTATTTAGTTGGTCTCCCTAATGGTAGGAAGTTATCTGTCTTCTTGGCTGTCATTAGTGTCTTGCCTCTGATTCTTCTTCTTTATATCGTAACACATAGTAATCCTCAATGATATTAGCTACTCCCTCTATACATTCATCACACAGTGTTATATTATCTAGTTTATATGTACCCATATCTATCCTCATATCATGCACGCTTAAATCAACCGCACACATACTACATTTACTCATTTCTTCTTCCTCGATTTCTTAATCTTATCTAACATCTTTCTGTGTCGCTCAACTCTAGCCCAATAATCTTCAGGTAGTTCTTTGAGTTGACTCATCTTTTAAAGCCCATTGATTCATAGTACAAATCTTCAGGATGTGGCAATACTATTCCCCACTCTGCAACAAACATATCTATCTGCTCTAGGTAGACCTTCATTTCGCCCACCTTTAGTTTGGTTGTGCTGCGTAGCTCTCTAATCTGCTCACCCTTTTTAGTCGTTAGTTCATTGTAACCTAGAAACTTATCTCTAAATAACATGTGTGTCTCGTCCTTGGTGTAACCTAATTCTCCACCAATAGTGTCAATGAATATCCAATATAGGGCGTTCTGTTTCTGACTTCTGCTCAATTTATCCTCTCTAATCTCTACTATTGCAGTTTCACAATCATTTGAGCTAAAGAAGTCTCTACACATCATCTGTAATATGTGAGCCTTACCCTTATCCCTTTGTATCAACCTTTTCATATCGTTATTAAACCTTTTTGAACTAAAATCTCTTGTGTTCGTTTCATGCCCATTAGGTGACACAGTAATAAGAACTCTTCCTTATACTCACTTGGTTTTCTACCATCAAGTATATCGTGACAGCTATGGCAACAATAAGCACCATGTATATCTAAAGCCTTCTTGCCCATAGAGCCATTAGGTAGATGAGCAAAGATAACTGTTTCATTATTAGGTCCACCATTACATCCGTAAAGGCGAATAGTGCATGCTTGAGACCGAGCGCTCTTAGTTATTTTTGAGGACATTTATCTGCCATTCAATACATGCTTCTATAACGTCTGCTACTGAATATACAACAGCTACTTCAGCACAAGCGGTTTTAAGTCGTTCAATCATATCTTTCTGTACAGCACTGAGTCTTCCTTTAGCGCTTCCCGGTGTCTTAGGTCGTTTAACTTCAAGAAAGAACGTCTGACCTTCGTGAATAATACAAATATCAGGTACTCCTGCCTTAACGCCTTCTTTTTTTAGTCTTGCTGCGGTTATTAAACTACGCTTACCGCCATTAGGGATAGCAAAGTACATAACACCACGT